CTTATCATAATGGAAAACCAAGCAAAGAAACTTTTAGTTATGAAATTGCTAGAATTTGCGAATATGTAATTAATGGTGCTTTAGTTACAGGCAATCGCCAAGCGTTACAATTTTTCCATAGTCTTTTACAGAATATGGTTGTATCATTTGGTTTAATACCTAATGAACATACAGCAAAGAAAATTGACCAATGGATAAGCGAAGAATTACCAAAACTAAAAGAAGATGAACAAGTTGATTTATCAGACTTAGAATTTTAATACGAGTAATTCATTCATCCTTTGGAATGCCCCGAAGTTTATGTTTTCTTCGGGGTATTTTTTTTGCCTTTTTTTAACTGGAGATTTTTTTCTGGAAGGCCCTGGTAGAGATATATCTCTTTTAGCTCCCAGCTCAGAAGTCGCCCTGCAAAATCGGGCCCTAAATTCTAACGCTTTATTAACTTTTTTCTAACGCTTTTATTAAATAGTTCATCGTAATATTAAGTAGATAAACAACAAATAAAAAAGGAAATAAAAAATGACAAACAATATAAACAACTTTGATAGTGGATTAGACAACCAACACGAAGGATTAGATATAAAACTAAATCATATAATTATGATGTTAGACGAATTATTAAAACATGTACCTATTGACAAAAATACTAGAGAACATTTTGATAATATGAGTGATAGTTTTTTTGGAATAGATGAATTATATTAAAAAAAAGTGTTGACACGCTATAAAAAGTGTGCAATAATAAGAGTATAAACAAATTAGCAAAAGGAAAACGAAATGAAAATCGTAACAAAAAATCAAGCAAAAGAGTTAATCAACTCTAGCAAAGGTAAAATCTTTAGCGTAACATTCACTAAAAAGAATGGCGAAACTAGGGAAATGATTTGCCGAAAAGGTGTTAAAAAACACCTTAAAGGTGGGGAGTTAATGTTTGACCCTAACGAAAAGGGTTTAGCAGTAGTATTTGACATGAAAAAGAATGCTTACAGAATGATTAACATAAACACTTTAGAAAAAATTGTTGTTGATAAAGCTACCTACTCTGTTGAGTAGGTGGCTCAACATCTAGCCAAAGGAAAAAAATGAAACCGATATACATAAAATCAAAAGCTCAACAAAGACATTACAGAAAACCAATTAGACCTGTTAAATATAGGAATTTGAAAGATATTCAAGACGATGAAAAAAGCAAAGACAAACTCCCAATATAAGAGCAAGTATTATAAACCAATAGTTAAAAGCAAAGCTATGCCCAATGTTGACGAGCATACTAAATATGAAGACTTTAAACATTACGATAGGGAGGCCCTTTTAAAGTGGTTAATATTAGACGATAGTAAACATGGTTTGCGTTCTTCCAAAGCGTCATTTAATAAGCAGGGAATAGCAACATTAAAAAGTGAAATACTAGCACGAGTAAAACTCCAGAATAGCTATAAACAATTTTATTCAGATACTTTTATTTAATAATCTACAAAGTTACAACCTCCATAAAGTCCCGATGGTTTTTTGATTTCTCCATCGGGATTTTTTTTATGCCCCTTCCATCTGGAAATTTTTTTGCAGCTGGAGACCCAAAGAGATATATCTCTGGGAGCGTCTTCTCCAGTAGGGCAGGGCAGAAGTTTAGTGCAGACTTGCACTACCAAAACAACATGCACTAAAAGATTTGACAGCATCGGGGAAATCATATAATATAAAAGAAATAAAACTATTAAAGGAGATACATTGAAACTCTTAACAAAGGAACTTTTAACAAAGTTTGAAAAGCAACCAAAAGAAGATGTAGGGGATGACACAAAGGTTATTGCTCACTTCTTCAATCCGACAGGTTCGGGGGATTGGTACGCCATAGAATACGACCCACAAGATAAAATATTTTTTGGCTTGGCACATATTACAGACGCTGAGTTCGGGACATGGAGTCTTGACGAGTTAGAAAGCTTTAAAGGTACATTTGGTTTAGGTATAGAAAGAGACCTACACTTTAGACCAATGACAGTACGAGAGTTAAAGACTAAATACAATATTGAGTGGTAACACTTTAAATTAACTTCATAACTTCCCCCTTGTATGCACAGGTAGTCGTTACTGCCTACAAAACAAGGGGGATTTTTTTTGCTCTGGATTTAATGTTCTGGACACTCACACTCACCAACGCAAATATGAATATCCCAAGTTTCCCCTCCTATATCGTTTGCCATTTCGCAACTTTCACAGAGTCTTTCCATTATCCCCCCTTCCAATTGTTTATAATTTCTTCTACCTGTTTCCCTATCCTTGCCCTTAAAGTCGTCTTGCCATAAATTGACCCTAACAGTCCTTCGCTCCCCCACAAGTAACCATGCACCTCAATCATCTTCCCTTCCAAGTCGTCCAGTTGGTTCTGGATTTCGTTTAGTTTATTTAGTATCTCTTCCATACTCTTTCTCCTTTTTAATTGTTCTATATTAATTAGACCAAATCTCTTCCCTGCAAATTGGAAAAATATTGGAAAAAAATTGGAAAAAATTTGAGAGGATTTACCAGGGGCCTGCCTCCAGACTGGGACAGAGATATATCTCTTTTAGCTCCCAGCTGCCTGGCAGGGCTGGACAAATAAAAAAACCCCCAGCTACGAATAGCTGAGGGCTTCCTTAGACTGAGAGATTTTATCTAATGTCCATTCTTATAGACACCATCGGTAATAACTGGTTGGGTGTAATCCTTTCCCTTCCTGACATCAGTCCATTTGACACCCATCTGTTTGAACTTCCTGCTTATCTGTGGGGCGTAGATATTAAACAGCTTTGCCAATTCCACCTGTGTAGTGTATGGGTGTTTCTGCTTATACTCAATCATTTCCCTATCTCTATCACTAAGCACCCTTCCTTCTGGAGTGTGCATAGGATACTTTTGATAGAACTTTCTGGTTACTGCCATTGTGATAAGGGAAGGCTTCATTCCCAAGTCCTTGAAGATTTGAGTGAAGGCTTTCTTTTCCTTGAGTCTAATTGGTTCTACAAGCTCTAGTAATTTATCTATTTCTTTTTCCAATCTATCTTTACGCATTTGCTTCAACGCCTTAATGCTATCTTTGGAGCTGCCCATTCCAAGTTTCCAATACGCTTTTGCTTCAATCTGTCGCACTCGTTCCCTAGACATTGCCCAGAGCGTTCCCACCTGTTGCAACGTTTTATTGTCTATCAACCTGTACCTTAGTACTTGCTGTTCCCTAGCTGACAGACCATTTCCATCAGCTAGTAATTTATTAATAACAGAATTATAATCTTCCATTTTAGCCCTCGCTTTCCTGTTCTTCATTTACAAATTCTATTTTCATTTCTACAACTCTTTTGCCCCATTTCCCAAAGTCGTGTCTTTTCACATAGACAGGATAACCACCATCGCCGAAACCCGAACTGCACACCACTCCCATTTCAGCACCAATATCATTTACTAATACCCCTGCTTGTTGAGGCGTGTTAGATTGACTACAGGCCCCTACATAAGAGAAGCTATTGTCAGAGCCATCTTTCATGGCTTCCATAAGTTTCATCACTCCCTCTGCACCATCACTATTGTTATCTGCAAAGTCCTTGACGTAGCATGGGTCAGCTAACATCATTTGTCCACTATCTACACCGATAGTACCGATGTATTCCCAAGAGTCGTTTTCATAATTGTCTTGCATTTCTGCTCCTTTATTAGTTTTATTTATTTAATAATAACATGATTAGTTGTGGCAGTCAAATAAAACCAACCACTTGTCATCAGTAGTTTTCATGTATGTATTTACCCACCAACTATCACTTAGACTAGAACCCTCATTATCGTAAAGATAGTTGCCTAATCCATATCCATCGCCGAATGCTCGGAAATGATAAGAGGTTTCCCAATCTTTACCATTTAGTATTTCTTCGTCAGTGTGAGTTTCAATAATTTCTTTTATCTTTTTTAAGTTTCGCTTTTTTTCTTCTAGGTTATGACCTTTTAATCTATTAAAAGCTTTCATACCCTTTTCAGTTGCTAAGTCCATTACAGACTCCAGTTCAGAGTCATCAGACCAACGACCTTCATCATGAGTTGCATACCAATCAAAGTATCCTTGTTTTTCGCCTAAGGCACTACATAGATATTCGTCCATAACTCGTTCTGCTTTTTTCTGTGCCTCTTCTAAAGTAGGGGCATCTTCTTTTGTAATTACTATACCTGTTAATTGGTGCATAGCTATTTCTCCTATTACTAGTTTATTTATAAGTATAGTAACACTACTATAAATACTTGTCAACACTTTTTTTCTGGAATAAAAAAACCCCCCACCCGAGATATAGGTAGGGGGTAAAACTAGCAAAGGAAAGCACGAATGCTCTCATTCACTAAATAATCTTAGCACACTTTATTCAGTACCGACAATCATTTTTGCATAACTAGTAGCACACTTACGCATTTCGCCTGTCGCCACATTCTTGTATACATATGGGTATCTTCTTGCTCTTTTCTTGTAAGCAACGAATTGATAGTCGTTCCCTTTATAGTTGAACACCTTGTTGGTGTCAGTTATTCCTAAGTCTTGTTCCATTCGCCAAGCTAACATAGGGTCAGTGTAATCACCTACCTCGCAAGTAATCTTAGTCGTAAAGTTAGTTACGTTTTCTGACGACCCACCATAGCTTATGTTTCCTATGGACATTTTGGCATCGTACTCAGAGGCAATCTCTTGTATTGCACTGTTAATCTTTTCTCTTATCACTGATAAGTCTTGTCGTGTAATCATTGTTTCTCCTTACACTAGTTTATTTATACAACTAGGTTAGCACTATAGAATGTACTTGTCAAGTATTCTTTTATTATCAGGATATGCTTGATACACAATAGGGTTGTCGGCATCAACCCATGCAAAATCAGAAACCTCCCACTGAGCATCAAAATCATTTTCATAAAACTGGACATCTCTCAGTAACTCTTGGCCCTTGAAGTAATGTATGCTTCCTTCTCTCACCACTAGCTCTGTTCCTTGCATTACAATCCCAGTTTCCTCATAGACCTCTCTCTCAATAGCGGCCTTTGGTTCTTCCCATTCCCATCTTTCGCCTCCTGGTAAGGCCCAAAGTCCTACTTGGGGTGGGCAGTTCCTACGAATAATAGCTAGCTTCCCTTCGGCATTGAAGACTATTCCTACTACAGTATCTGGTTGTGTCAATATATTTTGCATTTACCTATCATACCACATCTCCCAGTTCGCCGCCAGGGCCTGTGCAGCTGGGATAGAGATATATCTCTTTGAGCTGCAAAGTGCCTGGAGATGCTTCTGGATAAAAAAAATACCCCAGCTTTCGCCAGGGCATTAATTGAAAAGGAGTGTAAACCCACTTCCCACCTTCAATCACTCATTGTTCCATTCCTGAGTGATTAATAAATAGTTTTAGTGTTGGTATCGGAATGCACAGGCTTTTGCACATTCAAGTAACATTGAGGGATAGAGCTTACGCACCTACATCTTTTACCTCGTTACATCTAGTCTAGGACGACCTCAGCATTTGCCATTGGTTCGTGTAGACTAAGCATTGTTCCCTATCATTAGAACAATTCTGCCACGCAACTTGAATCCATTAGCTAACATTTCATCAAGCCACCAACACTAAATAAATAATTAGGGTTCTAGCCTTCCAGTTTCTAGCTAGTATTACATTGTTTATTCTTATCCTTGGATACTCTGCTCCCCTAAACGCTTTTATTAGCAGGAGAGGGTTCATCACCCATGTTTTAAAGAGTAGATAAGCCGTGGAATTTACCCTAGTAAATAAGACTGAGGTCTTGATTCCGTTAGCCTAGCGTTTATTGTTCTTACCTCAACTGCAGCTCCAGTTCTGTTTCATTAGCTTTATGAAGGGTTGTTGAAAGCTGTCTAGGACCTCTGTTCACTCACTCAGTCATTTTTGGCAAGAGTTGTTAACAAGTCTGATTTAAGCCACCTCGTGAATCTTATGGCTACCAAATAAATATTAAGTTGTTAAATAAGCGTTGATGAGTGGTAATTGTTTTTCGTTCCTTAGAGTTTATGATTCCATAGAACTGGGATTTCGCCTAGGGCTAATTTCTTCGTTCTGTCTATCTCCCTCGTCAACTTTTAGCAATTGACCACATCATCAACAACCGATACATTTATTACTATACTACAAGTTTTACCTCGTGTCAACCCCTATTTTTAATTAAATAATCAGTTGTCCTGTTTATTAGTCAGGGCCAGTAATGGAAAGGGGTGGTGAGCTAAATAAATTTAATTTCACCATCCCCAGTTCCGTATCTTGTAGTTTGATATCTAGGTCCTTATTTTAGGGTTCTGTATGAAGGGCATAAGATATTCTCTTCCTTCCTTCATTCCCCCTGTCCACTATGGTGGTGGGGGAGCAGACCTAAATAAGTATTAGTATCTAACTACATTAAACATATTACTATAAGGAAAAGGGCTTCGTCAAGCCCCTTTCCTAGATTCCTTCGTCCAGTACTGCCTCGTAAATAATGAAGGCAAATATATTATACTAAGAAACGCCAGGATTTTTACCTGAGCTGCCCTGGCCCTTTCCTTCATTCCTCGCTTCCTTCCTTCCTAGAAGCCTTGGCCCCTCTATTCTCCCCTTTCCAGCCGTTAAACCTTGTCTGATAAGAGTTATAGTGCATTCTAGTGGCCCCACATTTCTTGCATGTACCCAACGACTCTTTGCCGTTTGGTTCTGGAAGCAAAAAGACATGAGCTGTACACTCTGTTCGTTCCTTTATTCCCTTGCTCATAGAAGCCCCTCACATTCCCATACACACGCTTTCTCTATGATTGCGTTCCTTTCCTCGTTATTTATAAAAAATCGTCTAAAAACGCCCCTGATTGAACCTAAGCCACTTGACAGGACAGGGACAATTTGCCATAGATAGTAAGATAACCTATTTATCCCTTTGTAAACTAATCGTACCATTCGTCTTTATCCTTTCCATGTATTAAATGTTTTGCTTTCTGTACTATTTTCATACCTGTTGGATTAATAGGTTGAGGTGGTTTTGGTTCACTACCTTCCCTGTATTCTAACCATTCCCTCATTTCATTCTGTTCCTCGTATAATACTAATCCGTAGTCGTATCCCTCTTTATAGTCTTGTCCTCTAGGGTTTTCTTCGTTTTCGTATTTATCATAAGTTTCTTGATTGTATCGCCCCCTCAATAATCCGTCTGCTATTCCGTCCCTGAATGCTCGTCTTCTATGATAGTGATTAATATCTTGGCTCATATTATTACCTTACCTTTTCTTTGCTCGTCTTTTATTTTGTTTATAGTTATTTGTATTTGGTCTACTATGTCATCAAACATGCTTTCCATGTATGAACTACCTAAGTCTTCTAAGTCATGTATTAACTCATGTAGTTCGGTTATTCTACTATCCATAGTTGTTCCTCGCTTTCATTTCGTCATAGCATTTCTTACACCATGTTTTATCAAATGCATATACTACTCCAAAGTAATTGCATAGATTACAACTATCTTTCTTTTCTTCTTTTTGTTCTGGAGTATTTCTTATTATGTAATTTAAATTATCTTCCATTACGCCCCCTTCCGTGTAATCGGATAATGTTTTAATGATTCTTCCCAATCTGCTTTTGTGATAGTGCTAACCTCGTCATTGCAATTACTACAACTTGCATAACCAACATCAATCAATTCATCTACATCCCACTCCCTAGTGAAAGTCTGACTAACCCATGCTTGAAACATTAATTGGTCAGAGCCACAATCAGCACAGACTCTAATTGGTTTAGTTATTATGTTATGTAAATTAACATCAAACTGATACATTCTATCTGATATTTCCCCGTCTGAAAATTCGTGCATATTTTTGTAACTACCTGTCATGTGTTCAAATCCATCACCTAGTTTACCAAGCACATTTTCACATTTATTATTTGCACATGCCATTCTACCACCACCAATATAAACTTGGTCTACATTACAATAATCGCAAAGCCATTCTTCTATTGGTTCGTATTCATCTAGCATATCCATACTAGGAACATATTTATCTAAATCCATATAAGTCATTCTATCTCCTTTTGTGCAGTCATACATAAAACAATAATTTCTTCTAATATTGCCATGTACATACTTTGCATATCTTCACCACCTAAATCTTTTAGGTCTGCAATTAGTTGCTCTAGTTCTTTTGTAGTTTCTTCGTAACTCATTTCGCCACCTCTATATCATAAGCATTATCAGGTAAATCAACCGAAGTGCTTTCGGTATGACCTACACCATTACAATTATCACAGAAATCAGCGTGTCCTAAAATAAGACACTTTTCGCAAATTTCTTTATAAGTATATTCAATCATTTTGCCACCTCTATTATTCTGTGTACTGCAACATGTTGCAAATTGTTTAAATCATTCATGAATATTTCTAAATCCGACCACACCATGCCACCATGTTCTGCATGATGAATAAAGTTTTTATCACTCAACTTTTTAATAGTATCTACATCAGTATCAATACTTTGAATGTATGCATATGGAATAGCGTAAATTCTTTTTTCATGAGTATCTTCTCTTTTCATAAATCCACCGAACCAATCTTCATTAAGTGGTTTTTGATTTTCAACTGGAATGAACTCGTCCTCGTCCCAATCACCAAAGTCTTTTCTTGTTTCATTCAAGTCATTTATATTCATTTGCCCAACATGAGTTTCTGAATACATACCACACTCTAAACATTCAAATTGTATAAATTGAAATGGTTTATGGTCTTGGTAAAAGTTTGTGTTTGAACCCTGACAATTAGGGCAATCATCTGACCAACTATGTCCTGACATTTTTCACCTCTTTTTTATTGTTCTGTCACATTAGTAAATCACCAATGTAAAAACTATGGTAGTTGAAGTTTAAGGGATTGTCAAGCCTTTATTTTCTAGAAGGAAAATCTTTATCTTTTAACTCGGATAAAATGAGTTGTGTTTTTATGAAATCAGTTATCTCAATGATTTCTTCTTTTGTTAATGGAGTATCGTCCCCGTCTTTAAAATGGTCTATCAAGGCCCGAATGTGTTTTCGCCAATCATCAAAAAAATAAAGCTTTCTATTCATTCCCTGTCTTCCTTAATTGCTTTCCTAATTATCGCAGTCCAAAATTGTCCGTCCTCTGTTTCCATGTAACCTATTCCCTCGTTCTCCAGTCCGTTCCTAACTATTGCTTTACATAATTTAACATAGCCATACTCAATCATGCCTTCCATTAATTCTTCATTTATTGCGTCTTGATGAAGATGAGCGTCAATTTTTTTGGTTCTTTGGTATCGTCTGATACCTTCCATGTTTCTTTTATTCGGTATCGGCATTAGAGTTTTCCATTTCTTTCAATTCGTCCAACTCTATCTTTATTAGTTCCTGTACTTTACTATCTATCACTTGCATTAAAGAAGCGTTGAATTTCTTTTTGTCCATAGTAGGAGCATTGGTCTTCAACCCTATGTGAGCTTTTATCTCAGGGAGCGTTGGATTTCTTTGTATCCCTTCCCCGTCCTCGTCTTCCTTCTTTAGTAATGTGCTTCCGACAATCTCTAGTTTCTTTAATCTTTGATGAAATTCTTTATGATTTTTATCGGTCAATTTATTTATGCCCACAGCTGCAGTTGCCATAACCACTCCCATAGACATTGGGTTTAGTTCCCCATTACTTATTAATAATTGTTCAGGTCTTTCAATCCCTGACTCTTCCATTTTTTTAAATACTGAATTTAAATCCCAAGTTAACGCCATGTTATACTCCTATTTCTTATCTTCCCAATTACCACTTATAATGTCAACCATTTTTTGTGTTAATTTTCTAATTGCTTTTGTTTCTAAATATATTTTCCAGTTTATCCACGCCAGGAATAGTGTGGCTAATCCGATTAATATCGCTAAAAGTTCCAAACTTATTTATTTTCCTCGTCTAATTTAAGCTCTTTATTAAAGTGTTCTAACAACTCATCAACATTTCTTATATTAACTTTAAATTTAGGGTTATCCTTTTGAGGAATTTTTTTATCCATATCCCATAAAAGTTTGTTGACTTGCTGTTCCATTTCTAAATCTTTCTGGAATAGTGCTGAATAGATTTTTTTCTTTAAACTAAATCCAACTAACTCTGAACCAAATTTTGCCAAGCTGTGACAGACCTCTCTTAAAACTAAAAGTTCATACTCTTCCAAAAATAATTTGTATTCTTTATTTCTATTCTCTAGGTCAGCTGTATATAAAACTGCTTTACCAAGCTTTGAAATTAACTCCATAGGAGCTGGTACTCCACCACTTGTAATAGGAGAGATAGGTCTTAGAGGTCTTATGTTTTGAGTTTCAGGTGTTGATTCAACCATTAGAGTTACAGAGTCATCTAAAAATAAAGCTTCATTTCTAGTGACTGAAATTACATATGGTCTGTCAGCAGTTGTATTTGTTTCATACATATCGGCTTATTATCCTATCGCATTTCTCACACCGAAAATATAATTTCCGTTGAGGTTTTTCATATCTTTCTCCCACCACTTCATTTCCACAAGTTCTTTTAATAAAACGACATTTAAATTGTTTAAGCCATTTTAAAAATAACTTCATAATCTATTATACCATTTTATTTCTTAATTCTGCGATAAGCCGTTCTAATTCATCAAGTCGTTCAAGAACTTGATTCAATTTAGTATCCCCGTCCTCAGCTAAATCTTTCATCTGCTGACTCATTTGGACAATGTACTCCATTATATTGGACATTTATTTTCCTAACCATATCCACACATGGTTAATAACACACCCGTTATGAACCAAAATGCAGTGAATTTTGCGACATCATCTATCATTATAACACCTTCTTTTCTGTTGTTCTGTATTAAGTATAGTAACAGGCCCCACACAAAAAAGCAAATCCCCCTGATTTTAGGGGGACTTGCATTTCTCTATCCTATGTTATTGTAGTCTTTGTACTGATGTACTATAACCGTTTCTACTGGAATAGGTTTCTTAAATTTCTCTTTTAGCTTCTTTATTATTTCTTTCACTCTGTCTACTAAACCTCCGAAAGAGAGGTCATAAGCTAAAGACCATATAGTATAGTCTTGATTTTTGTTTTGAGTAGTCAAGGATAAATCCTCCTGTGTAGTTATTGTAAGTTCTGTGGTTAGTTAGTTATCTTCGCTTTTGCAACAATCACCACCACAGCAGATGAAATCTTTTTCAAGGTCTTCGCAATCACACTCATCTGAGTTTTCGCATTCGTCTGGATTTTTACATTTGTCTGGACTAACCATTATTCTGATTCCTCTTCCTCTTGTTCCTCTTCCTCTTCCTCTTCTTCTGCAACTTCCTCCACTTCCTCTACTTCCTCTTCCTGTAATCCTAAGTTGCCTTTATTTTTTTCATTTTTAAAATCCCAACCACCAACTGAACCAAATGTTCCTTTTTCTTTAATAAATAAATAAGCAGTGTCATCTTTAAAAGCGATTCTGATTCCTTCGCCCCATTTGTCAATTACTAACCACTCATTCCCATGTTTCGTGGCAAAGTCATTTATTTTGTTGATGTCATCTCCGTTAAGTATTGGCATGGTTATCCTTTAGCCTCCTGTTCCCGTAAAATAAGGATTATCTGCGATTCCCGCAGCAATCTTTCCAGCTAGGCTTTTCCTACCTTCCTTACTAGTAGGTTTTTTTACCTTACTCCAAGGATGTCCATCAGGAACAGTATCATTTACAATGCCCCACGCTATAGCCCAAGCGTTATTGTTCGCTTTTTTCTGAAGCACAGCTTTTGTCAGTTTTCGTAATTCACTTTCTTTTTCCTCATCAATCACTTCCTTGCTATCAGCGTCCAGCATTTTTTCTTTAAGTTCTTTTATTTTTTCCCTTAATAAACTAACTCTATGCAAAGAGGCTGTGTCCTCTCCGTCTTTGTAATATACTAAGTCACTTTTATCTGGAACATTCATGTCCTCGTAACTTTGATTATGTCCTGCTTTTTTTATAGCCTCTGCGATTTCATCTACTTTCTTTTCACCAGGACTTCCTTCCTTGAAATTTTTATATCCCATCTTTTTTGCCTGTGCTGTTGCAACGGCATAAGGGTTATCCACTTCGGCTTTTAATAATTTCTGAAGTCTTTCCAATGAAGAAACTTTGCTTCTTTGAAACTCTGACTTCTTACCAGGCTTTGTGAGTGCGTCATCAACATGTCTATTCCCTAAGTCTTGACCACTTTCATTTACATACCAATATGGTTTAGGGTGGTCTGGGTCATACTCTGATACAGGTGTGTACCTTCCATCTTCTGGTTCTAGTTCACCAGGAAAGCCCATCTCATCTAATAGTTGATGATGTTGTTGTTCCCTTGATAATACATTCTGTAATGTTGCGAATCCTTTCCCTGATTGAAACGGGTCTTCTTGTTTCTTAACGAAGTTTACGAATGTATCTTTCAAACTAATATCCCCATTCTTTTCCATTAATTGAATTTCAAAGCTAGGGCCGTCACAACCACAATCTTCAGGTTCTGATTTTTCTAGATGAATTAAGCAACTTCCATCTACGCAGCTCTTGACTGCGGCGTGTTCAGATTTAATTAACTGGAAGCTTGCTTCTTGATTGACCCCTTTTTCACACACAGTAACTTCAGCTAGTTCCAAATCATCCACTTGCATGTATTGACTCATTCCCTTTTGAATCTGTTGTGTCTTAGTTGCACTTCCTGCAATTGAGTAAGACCTTAGCTTACCCTCATCAATCTGTTGTTCAACTCTCTTTGATATCTTTGTGTCAGCTCTTAATTCTGTGATGAAGTATAGACCTTTGTCATCCACACCACTCTTAAAAATTTGTCCACTCTTACTGATGTACGCAGGTAAAGCCCATCCCACCTGCACATCAGAATGTAGAACCATGGCATTTCGGGTTCTAAAGTTTTCCATATAAGCTTTGAAAGCTTTCCTTAAAGCGTCAGTTGTAATTAAATGTCCTTCTCTATCAACTACTTCGATAGATGCTGGACCTCCAAGAACCATTGGTTGATTATCTAGATTGTCTAGACTCATTTTTTTAACAGCTTCAGAGTAAACTTTCTTATTTGGGTAGGCTCTGTATAAAGTTAATATCTCTGCTGGTGATGCAATCTCTGCTAAAAATAAACGTTTATACTCTTCCAAAGCTGGCTGGATGTCTTTTATTGTGACTCTTCCATCCACTGCTTTTTCAAGCACTGTTATGTTTTCTTCTTCCTGAGCTGTAATCAGCCAGTCTGTTTTAGCAGTTGTCATTACCATTTTATTATCCTGTCGAGATAGCAGTTCCCATAACAATACCTTCATAGGTTGTTGAGCTACCACTACCAATCACTGATACTTTTTTTCTAAAGTCAATTGGGTGACTTGATTCAAATGATTCACCCGCCGCCAATTTTAAACAATTAGCTGTAGCTTCTGCCTCTGCATCAAATGCAACGAACAGATTCTGTGAACCATGTGTGTTTTTAATTTTTATATACCTGATTACTGAAATAGGTGCAACGTGTCTTGACTTAGATAAGTCGGTTGTGCCTTCCCATTCATAACCATTTCCACCTGCAAGGTTTCCATCGATGTAATCTACTTTAGTTGAGTTATCTCTAAAGTCATATGATAATGCGTCCCACAACATATTAATATTGTGTTGTGTGTTTGAACAGAACTTAACTCTGTATGACCGACTACTGTTTCCATCTGAATCAATAGCAGGAATTGCGTATGCAACATCTAATCTTTGGTAGTCAGTTGTTAAGCTAACTGCATCTGATGTTACTAACACATTTCCACTTGAGTCTGTGATTTGTATTACGGCATCTCCTGAAGCAGATGCACCTCTAACATGACCTGATGCCACTAAGTACATAGCTCCTGTTCCGTTACCACTAATATTGACGGCACTTCCTGTTGCTTCTGTTGTTACATAAAATCCTTCTTTGGCTGCAGAGTTAGCTGGGTTTGCTGTAAGTTCTGCTGAACCTAAAAGGGGAGCACCTGTTGTTCTTGATATAGCTGACCCATCTGCTGTAAATTCTGATATAGTTGCGTTCTCTATTGATGGGTTTAAAATTCTGTTAAGACCAGGACTACCTGTTGTAGCTAGTTCCCAGTTTGATGTTGTGACTCCTCCCACGTCCAAGTTATAATATGGACCTGCGTATATTTTCACTGCATCTGCTGCTGACGTTCCTACTGAGCCACTAAGTGCAACGTACCTATCAAAAGGCTGTACAGCAGTTCTAGTGCTAGGGTCGGACTGCCAAGTCCTCCAGTTCCTAGAGCTTGCAAAATCGTTTGTAAATGCCATGTGTTATATTCTCCTATTTATCTGTCCACATTAATATTCCTACGAAGCTGCCTAATACTGCAACCGTGTGAACAATTAATATTCCTGCCGTCATTAAGGCAGCTTTAGCTCCGTAGATTTTTGTTCGCCAGCTTTTTATTTCTTCTACTTCCTCATCTAACTTTTGGAGTCCCATTGTTAGGGACTCATTTAGATTCGTTTGACTTTCTATATACCTATCTAGGCGTTCCATATATACAGCAAGCTGTACCTCTGTTTCAGTCTTAGTAGCTGGCATGAAAACTTATCTTCCGAGTATTAAGCACCTAATAGCAATGCCACTAGCGTCTGCTGTGTTACCCAATTCGTCTAATGCTGCTCCGTCTGCCCCTGCTTCGTAGATTTCAAATTTTGAGTTACTGTAATCAAATTGAGTTACATAACCATCTGATTTCTGTGAAATAAGCACAATGAAGATTTCCTCTAGACCAAAGTCTGCAGCTGTTATAGCTTCACCGTTTGAAGGATAAGAATCATCAAATGTG